AGAAAATACGCAGATTTGTATCAGGCTATTCGCGATCACGACAATGAAACTATCGGCATGATTATCTCGAAATGCCTTGATGAACAAATTACGATTAATGCTAAAGAGATATTAAAACTATAGGATATTAGGATGGACAAGCGAGATAACCTAGTAATATGGAACGCTGTTGAAAAAACAGATCCAGATTACACAAAAGCATACACTGGCCCAGGCGGATTTGTAGCAACCTCAATAAATGCTGAATATATTATAAAAAAAGCTACTGAACAATTTGGTCCTGTTGGTCTTGGTTGGGGTTGGGAAATTATCGAGGAACGCTATGATACTGGTGCACCACTAAAACCAAAAACAGACGATGTAAATATGGATTTAGAAGTTCGCGCCATAGTTCATACATGTAAAATTAAACTTTGGTACATCTATCCAGGGGAAGAAAAGGCCTATATAGAACAATATGGACATACTCCGCATGTGTATCAGAATAGGTACGGCTTTCAAACTGAACTGGAAGCCCCTAAAAAATCATTAACAGACGCCATTAAAAAGGCGCTTTCTATGCTTGGTTTTGCTGGCGATGTGTATCTAGGTGAATATGATGACGTTAATTATCTTGAAGAATTAAAGCGAGAATTCGAGGTAGAAAAAGCCGACGATCAAGACGCAGAGCGCGAACGGCAAGCCGCTGAGTTCCGTGAATGGTATGCAAAACAAAAAGAAATGCTGAGCAATGCCATTAGCCTTAATGAGCTAGAACAGTTATTTAAGATAGCGGTTAGAATGTTAGCCAGAAGAAACGAGAACAATAAAATAAGGGAATTAACGGTAATTAAAGACGAGAAAAAAACACAACTTTCCAATGGAGAAAAACAACAGGAATTAATCAGCAATGTCTAAACATTTATATGAACTGACAGGCAACCTAGCAGAATTGCAAAAACTTGCCGAAATGGATTCGAGCGAAACCACTCAGGAAGCAGTAGCCGAAACAATGAATTTAATTGAGGGGGATTTTAAGGAAAAAGCAAAAAATCTCACAATGGTGCTTCTTAATATGGATGGCGATACAGAAGCAATAGACACGGAAATTGCAAGATTGCAGGAAAGAAAAAAAATCATAACAAACAGAAAAGATAGCTTAAAAGAATATCTAAGGCTGAACATGGAAGCATCAGGGATTAAAAAAATTGAATGCCCATTATTTGTTATTACCTGCGCAGCAGGAAGGGACATCGTCAAAATTGAGGACGAAGATAAGATTCCAGATGCATACGTTCAAGTTACAACAACCATTAAACCGCTGAAGAGGGAAATTCTTGACGAATTCAAAGCGGGTCGCCCTGTTCCTGGGTGCGATGTAGTGAAAAGTAAAAGCTCAATCCGTATTAAATAAAGAGGCTTACACAATGAGCAAAGGCATTAATAAAGTAATCTTGATTGGCAATCTGGGCAAAGATCCAGAAGTCCGTTATTCACCCAATGGCGGCGCTATCGCTAATATCACCATCGCCACATCGGAAAGTTGGAAGGATAAAAACACCGGCGAGAAAGTGGACAAAACCGAATGGCATCGGGTTGTTTTCTTTCGCCGCCTGGCTGAAATAGTTGGGGAATACCTGAAAAAGGGCTCAAAGGTCTACATAGAGGGCAAGCTGCAAACCCGCAAATGGCAGGATAGTAATGGTCAAGATCGCTACACCACAGAAGTCATAGCCAATGAAATGCAGATGCTTGATTCAAGAGGCGATGCACCAAAACCTGAAAAACCGCAACAGCCAGTCGATTATCCAAAGGGCGAACCTGCCCCGATGGCGGATTTTGATGATGACATACCGTTCTGAGGAAAGGCCGTTACGTGAAATTATTATTTTTGCAGTGGTTACTGCACTTAACAATGCTCAACAGACAATTAAACAGGCACAGGCTGATTAAATGACAAAAGCAATTGACCTTTTTGCCGGACTTGGTGGTTTCACTACCGGCGCGAGGATGGCAGGCACACAGGTTGTGTGGGCGGCTAATCATTGGCCCCTTGCGGTTGAGTTTCATCAACTGAACCACCCTGAAACAGATCATATTTGTCAGGACTTGCATCAAGCCGACTGGTCACAGGTTCCGGCTCATGATCTGTTGCTGGCCTCACCGGCCTGTCAGGGACACTCACACGCAAGAGGTAAAGACAGACCACACCATGACGCGGCCAGGTCAACAGCGTGGGCTGTTGTGTCTGCTGTTGAATATCATTTACCCGATGCGGGACTAATTGAGAACGTCGCTTCTTTCTTGAAGTGGAAACTCTACCCGGCATGGGAACAGGCCATGAATGCACTGGGCTATTCAATATCACCCCATATAGTAGATGCAGCAGACCACGGCGTACCACAGCACAGGGAGCGAGTCTTTATTGTGGCCACAAAGAGCAAGCACCCGATCAAGCTGTCACTGCCACTACGTGACCATGTGCCAGTCAGCAATATCATCGAGTGGGACAGCCACAATTGGACGCCGATTAGAAAGCCAGGACGCAGCAAAAACACGCTTGCAAGAATTAGTCGGGGACGTAAGGACATTGGCGGTGACCGATTTGTGATGCCTTATTACGGCTCTGGAAGTGGTTTAACCGGTAGAAGTCTTGACCGTCCTATCGGAACTATTACTACCCGTGACCGTTGGGCAATTGTTCGCGGTGACAAGATGCGAATGCTCAAAGCCTCTGAGTGTCGAGCGGCAATGGGATTTGACGCAGATTACAAACTACCAGATAAACATAAGGACGCGGTTTTTATGCTTGGTAATGCAGTGTGCCCACAGCAAGCAGCGGACTTTATAGAAAAACTGAAGAAAGCAGCGTAATGATTGCGGCAATAATTGGCCAATTCCTTAACAAAATAGAGGCATTATTTTTCACCTTTACGCTCCCTGATATGCCTGTCGATCCGTCTTATGCTCGACTCAATTCTGGCCTGCTTCTTAATTGTTTCGTTTACGTCCTTTTTGACTTGCTGAAAATCAAGCGCAATAAATGATCCAAAAATAAGACTAGCCTGCACAAGTGTAATATGTGTTTTTGCTGACTTGTTTTCCTGGTTCATTTATTTTTATCCATCTTTGTTATTCTCTTTTTTCCTGAATATAACGGCCAGCATCATTAATTATATGCTCTTTTCTCAGTCGCCACTCGTTATACTTCTCAGAATCAGTACGCAATTTTTTAATATTATTCAGTATAGACTGATTATCACGCTTCATTTCGCCGATGGTAATGTACACTTTTTCAATCTGGCTTATCTTTTTATCCTGCTCTAAATTCTTATTATAATTTAATCGTATATTGTCCTTGTTTGCGGCACGTTCTGCCTTCGCCATACTGTTAACCCCTGACTGATAAATTGCGCCAAGTATCCCATTGATAATAATTGCCCCGGCAAGGGTAATAGTAATCGCTGGCAAAATCTTATCATTCATACGACTAGACCTCTTGTCGTTCTGGCATTCGCTGCTCTCGTCGTTCATTATTCGAGCCTCTTTAATTGATCCTTTACCTTTCGTAATTCACGTTTATCCAAGACTTTTGTAGCTATCGAAAATAATTGATTCTTTTGTTCCTGCAGCTCATTAATTCGTTTTTGCTTCACATCTGCCGTCATGTTTTTATCGATGCGAATTTGACGCATGGCGCGATTGATTTGTGCCGCATTTCGGGTCACTTCCTGTACGCTGCCTGCAATACCAAACAAAAGCTCCCTATCTTTACTGCCAATATATTGATTTAAATCCTTGTCCCGACCTTCGTCCCGAATTTTATTGAATGTTTTTGTCACTTTGCGGGTTTCTTCGGCCAGTTTATAAAATTCCGTTTCATACCGGGTACCACGATAAGGGGCCTGACGTAAAAAGCGACGTATAACCGGAATTTGATCGATCCGTCTCGTCGGTACTTCTCCGCCAAACTTGTCTCCTACCAGCCCATCTGAGCCCATTAATAGATACATGCCCAGCGTACCAAGATAACCCCTCACCCAATGTTCTAGCTTCAGCGGAGCTACGCCGGTCTTTTTGCCCAGCTCGACCATACTTTCCGATGACCAGGGCCGGTATTGCTCTGTTGCCTCAATGTCTTTTAAGTCATCAGGAATAATGGGCGCACCGGTAAACTTCCGGTTTGTCATTTCCGTTTCAACCAGGGGTTTGATCATTTGCGGGGTCGGGTTCATGTTGAAGGTATCAAACAAGACATGTTTCATGGCCTCGCCGAAACGATCGCCGTTCTTTTCGATGGCGAGCTCCAGGGACCGTTCAGGAATAGTGGCGAAAATCGCGCCCACTTCAAACGGTTTTGGGATCAAGAAAGGCGATTCAACACCCGGCACAAAAATAACCCAGTGTAAATCACGCACCCATTCCGGTAAGGCTTTATAGCGTTCGTCGTCCCGATTCAGCAGATACAGAATTAAACTGGGAATAGTGAGCGCCAACATACCACGCGCCGCTAACCGGCCGGCATGTTTACCCCACGGGACTTGCCGCCCTTTGGCCTCAAAGGCTTCCCGTTCCAACCGGTAAAGCCCCTGCATACGCGCATTTAAAAAAGGAACTGTAGAGGTAAACACGCGCAGAAAGTCACTGTAGCCGCGCATCGCAAAGTCAGTAGAGATTTCCCGGCCCTGAAAAGCCGCTTCGCGCATGCTTTTACCTTTTTTGCGTAAGGCTTTGTATTCCGCAAGACGGGTCCCGTATTCAAACGCTGAGGTGAATTCGTCCCACATATCTAGCATTTTTTGCGGGGTATCGATGACAGTCTTATAGTCAATGCCGTGATCGGTATACAGTCGTTCAAGATGTCGTCTTGCCGCCTGTGTCTCGCCGTGAACTGTGGACGCATAACCCCCACCATTGGCCATATATTCCCAGTAGGCGTCATCTTTCATCAGCCGGTCAACCATACCCTTGGCCGAATCAATTACCGGCGTAATACCGCCCTGTGAAAGTGCGAAGCCGTTAAAACTGTCCCTGAGTAAGTTGATTAACTGAAAGTCCGGCATGCTGGTCACGCCCCGGGTCAGGGTGTTTTTGAATCCGCCCATGACACGCAAAATCAGCCCCATCGGTCGTGGACCAAATGAGGTCATGGCGCGCAGGAAAAGCGGATCGGCCACTTCATAAAAAACCTGCTTACCCTCAATCATCACAGAGTCAATGTTCCCGCCCCTTGGGGCATGACCGAATGTGAAGAAATTAATAAAATCGCCCAGGTTGCCTGTGATCATGTCCAACATGGCATCAATAGCTGGATCTTGACCGCGCTTATAATTCTTCAGCCCTAGCCCTTTGGTGAAGGCATCCTCAACCTGTTTTATATCGACCTGTGTCGGTTTGATGTCGGTCGGGATTTTAACGGCGTAGAGTGCCCCGTTTTTGGAACTGGAGACCATGTTATAGGCTTGCTGCTTGGCCTTGTTGATCAGTGCCTGCTGAATCAGCGTGGCGGTACCGAAAGTGATGTTGTCGAAAATGTCATCCACGTTCGCAGTGCCGCCGGTCAATCGTTTAAACGGCGTGCGCCGGGTCACGACTTCCCCTGTCATTTCCTCCTGGATACGGAAGAAAGGCACATAATCCTTGTTCATTTCCTCCATCGCCTTGCGGCTTTCGCTGTTCACCAGGCCAGATGCCTCGTAGAAATCCATCATTCGACGATTAAATGCCTGATATTCCTTGTGGGCTTTTTCAATGGCCGGAGTGGCCAAATCCAGTGCCGCCTTGATTTCCGCCGGCTCAAAGTGGTGTTCCCGGCCTTGTTTCATTAGCTCATTGGCACGCCTGGCGGCAAAATAGGTCATCGCATTATCGAAGTTATCCGCGACAGGCTCGAAGATTTCCCGTAAACCTTTACCGGTAAAATACAAATCTCCCTCCGCCGTCCAGTTAACCGTACCGTGTTCAAGGACTGCTTTCATGACGCCCCTGGAGCCGGCGACAAGACGTGCATTTTTATAGGGGGACAAGTCAGCATCGGCAATATCGCCCGTTAAATCCGCCTCCGCGACCTTCAAACCGTGTAATTGATCGAAGATGGCGGCAATGCTGTGATCAGAAAGCCCATCCACGGCGGTTGCGACACGTTGGCGCAAGGGTTCGGGTTGTTTGCCTATCTTGGAGCGAAATCGGGCAAGAGATCCCTGATTATACCAGCCATGCATCCGGTCCTTAATATCATCGACTTTTTCCGTAATACCCTCAGATGCCATGATTTCAAGGAATTTGTCATAGAATTTTGGCGCTTTCAGGGCGGCTTCATGCTCCTGAGTCATGTACAATCGGCCAAACTCGGCAAAACCTTCTTCCACGTCATTAACATCGTAGGAAATGCCCTGCAGTTCCGCTTTATACGGACTTTTATTGTAGGCTTTCTTAAATGCCGGATAGCGGTCATCGATCCAGTGTGTAAACTCGTGGGCCGTGATTTCTAAATCATTATGGTACTTGGTTCTGACCTCGCTATTGGATTTACGGAAAAAACCAAGCCGGGTTTTACCTTTTACCCGCCCACGGTAAACACGCAGTCCAAACGCTTTTTCTATGGCTTTGATAATGTGTTCCCGGCGAATGGGCTCTTGAGGAACAGCCGTGCTTTTAACTTCCGTGCCGCGCAGCATCGGAACATAGGTTTCCCCGGGCTCGAAAACACTTTTTAAGGTGTTTTGTACATCGCCTTTCTTTTTAGCGGGTTTCTTCTTGGCTTTTTTCTTTGCTGGTTTTGGCTTTAAATCCGGGTATTCTGCTAAAACCTCAGCAGGTATTTTCTTACCTTCAGAAATTGCTTTTTCAATAATATCTCTATGTAAAATAGGTGTATCTATTCTTTCCTGAATTTCTGCCGCTTCTTTTGCTGTGAGTTTTATCTCACCATTTCTTGCGGCATTTAGTCTGGCTATATCAGCATCGCGCACGCCAAATAAAAGACGCTCTAGTTCGGTTATACGTGCCTCAGCTTGTGCGGCACTCGCTTTTGTTAAATCCGTCTGTACATTCTCCGGGCGAACTGCCTGCCGGGCTTCTCGCCATTCTTTCGCGGTCATTTCGAAAGGTTCTTTTTTAGCGGCAGTTTCTTTAGTTGGAGGCTTTTCTTCAGCCTGTTGAATCGCCACGCCTGGCGGCTGCTCTTTTCTCGGTGCTCTGAGCCCGGCTTTTTCTCTCGCGCCCTTTTCTTCTTCCATCGCAAAATCAGATTCTGCCTTGGTTTCGCCCAGACCAAAGGTAATCTCCAGCCCGGTTTTTTCGATAACGGTACCGTCCGGTTTTGTGGCAGTGAGCGTTTCATTTTTCAGCTTTTCATTCACTTGCGCCATAATGGCCTGCGCTTCTTCTGTCGTCTGCGCCTCGACCATAAATTCATCACCGGAAATGTGATAAGCGTTCTCTGTCACAGACTCAATGGTTTGGCCGATCTTACGCAAAAACTCGTCGCCGGCCTGATGCCCCATGTTGTCATTAACCCATGCCAGAGAATCGGCATCAATAGAAACTTGTACTGGCAAACGAGGCGCATCTTCATAAGCGCGGCGGCTTTTTATCCCGGTCAATTCATCCGTCAAAAGCGCCTTTTTCAGCTCCGCTGGGGACATTTCAGCCACCCTGCGCCGCCCGTCTATATCGGTACGCCTTTCCACGCCCCGGTCTCCTGCGCGCCTGTCACTCACGACAGGACCGAATTTATCGGGTGTAACAACCTGCTCGATTTTTGCCGATATACCCGGGATCTGGGGTTGTTCTTTGATCGCTTCCTGCAAGACAGCCTGGGCATTGTTTTGCGGCGGAGAAAATTTATCGATGACATCAAATTCCGACACGGTCAGTTCGGTTTGTTTGACCAGCTCGTTAATCTCATTGCCGATGACCTTTTCAGCAGAAGGGATAGCAGGTTGGGTGATAATCGCAAGCCCGCCACCAGCCCCCATGCCAATAATCGCGGCATCCCATAAACGACGCATCAATTGGCCAAGCGTTAGCTCTTCGCCCTCTTTCCAGATCCCCCGCTCCCAGCCTATTTGCATGGCCTCGGCGAAGACTTCCTGCAATCCTTCAGCCCCAGCAGACTTTAAGGTCCTGCCTAACCACTTGCCGCCTTCCTTGGTCAACACGCCCAAAGGGATCTTCTCTGTGAGTCCTTCCGTGGCCGCATAAAAAACCCCGTCCAAATGCGCCCGGCCCTCGGATTTACCTTCAGCAATGGCCTCACCAAACTTGTCTCCGTAGACTTGGCCGGACATGATCGCAATGCCAATATTCGGATCTTTGGCAATAAAGGACGCGGTCAACGCCGGACCCATTTCTATCATCGCGCCCAGAATGCCGGCAGTATAATATTTCGGGCTGCCCGGTTTGACATTAGGTTGATTTGCCTGAATGGCATCAGTAGAACGCTGCCAGATAGCCTGCCCAGCCTCACGACCAAAATCATCAATATCCCTGACATTGAACATCGGGGCAATCAATTGGTTTAACGGACTGTCCTCGCCGCCCATCGCGGACATAGCCCCTCCAACCGCACGCCCGAAGCGTTCCGGTATATTCTCGGTTGTCTTTTTAATGACTTCGAGAAACGAATCTTCCTCTGGATCGGGACTGACAATATCTTGGGAAATGGCCGATGCTATGCCCATCAAGGCGTCATTTATTCTCTTGGGGGTTTGTGCGATGTCAGCATAAACACCGCCGGCATATTCTAAAAAACTTTCCTGCTTTGCAAAACCGATCTCTTTGGCGAACACGTCAAAGTCAGCCGTATTCCCTGTTTCAGCTTCATATTTTCGATGTAGGGCAATAGCGAGGTCTTGATCACTCAAGTCATCATAAGCCCCGCCTGCATCCTCTCTAAATTGTTCAAGGTAAGTTTTAGCCACTTACTTTCCCAAGAAAGTCCCGGATAGAGCCGGGATCGTTCTTTTTCGGCTTACCGTCTTCTTTCACATTGCCAGAACGCGCCCGTATCACGGCTTCCCGATGTCCGATGTTGGGATTTTCCCGGAAAATTCGCTCCGCCTTTGCGGCAGTCTCCGTGACTTCCTTAGCTTGTTTGTCCGTGGCAAACTGGTATTTTATCGAGCCGTCCGGTAACTGGGTGTAAGGGACGTTTAATTCGCTGGCTATGGCGTTGGCAATCGCATTGCTGTCAGAGGATTTCATGCGGCCCGCACCGGTACCGCTGATGTCTTTGGGTGTCGGTGTGACGCCTTGCACAATACGTGACTGACCCTGCTTGTCTGTCGCAAAAAAGACCGGATTCCCTTCTGCATCCAGTCCGGGTTTCGTTGCCCCGAAACTGCCCTGCCGGGAGGACAATAACTGATCCATTGTCATGGCCTGCATTAGCATCTGTTGTGCGGCATCCTGGCTATATTGGCCTTTAAATTTAGCGGCATCGGCAAAACCCTGGTTATTAACCAGATGATCGACGGATTGATCCCATCTTGCGGAACGTTCCTGCTCGGTCGGAGCATCCATCGTCCAGAGAACGGATTTTGCAATCGCTTCATTCTGGGCCTGAAGCTGTTCACGCTGGGTGGTATCCATCGTATTGAGCGCATCCATCATGTTTTTCGCTTCTTTTGGATCGAGCGCCATCAGTTCGCCCAAAGCGTCGCTATCACCTTCTGCAACCCGTTGTCGAAGTTCTGCCGCCTTGCGTCCTTTTTTGCGCTCAGCGACTACATTTTGAATCGCGGCCTTTCCTGTAGCGGCCTGCGTCGCCTGGTTTAAGGATTGGCTAAGAGAAAAAACCGGAAAATCCGCCATTATCCACCCCCGATGGTCGTGATAGCTTGAGGCTGTAAAGCCTTGGTTAAATCGTTATAAGCATTCAATGTCACAAGATTGCCGATCCCACCTTGCAGCGCCTGATTCAATGACTGACCACCTTGCAGGGCAAGATTCGCCTGTGTCGCCCCGCCGGACTGAATCAACCCAGCATTTGTCGCCCCTGCACTTGCCGCCAGATTCGCTGATCCTGCCGCGGCAGATTGGCCGATATTGGCAATACCGCTCAATCGGTTAAAGAAATTGTTGAATTCATTTGACGCCAATCCCTGAGAAAAACGCGCGGTCTCTTTTAGAGATCGCCCACCAAATCGCGCGCCAGCCTGCCCCTGTTTTCGCTCCAAGGCTTGCTCGCCCTGTTCCAGGTTAAACCGATAACCGGGGGACTCGTAAAACTCGTCCATATCACCATTAATAAAGACGTTACGGATTGTTTCCAAAGCTTCCGCGCCAATCTCCCGGTATGGGGCCAAGTCTTCCCGACCAATATCAAATTGGCGACGACTCTCTGCAATGGCTTCACGCTGTGCCGTGGCACTGACATCGGCGGCCTCTTCCGTGGCTTTTTTGCCAATATATGCGGCACCTATTGTGCCGATTCCTACTGCTGCAGCGGCTGCCGGCATAATTCCCCCCTGGTAATACCCATTAATAATAAGTCATATAATTGACCATCTTTTAAAAAACTCGACCGGTTTACACCTTCTTTGACCAGTCCAGCCCGTTTTGCATAAGAATACGCCGGTTTATTAAAAGCCGGCACATGTGTAATCAACTTCTCACAAGTAATGTGTTCAAAAATCCAATCCAGCACCAATTGGGCTGCCTTGTCGGCACATTCCCCACGACAGGTCGGCAAAAGACAGGTATGAATTTCGTATAAAATCGCATTATGCGGATGAACGAAAAACAGACCTACCGCCTCATTATCATCGCGGCGCACAATCAAATAATATATATTTTCCCCGCTTGCTGCATTAAAGTCTTCTGGTTCTGGACTCCCATCGTCAGTAATATCAGGATAAATAGCCGGATGGGCCATGATCCTTTCTATCAAGTCATAATCAAAACTACGTTCAATTTTCATAAGCGTATCGCAATTATTCGGTAAGTTTCAGATCCTGGATCTATCGGACTGCCTGTGTGATTTCGATATTTTAAGGATAGTGTATCTGCCGCCGATACCCAACTTTGTACCAGGTCTAATCCTGCACTATTACTAGGTTTATTTACAATAACCACATCACTTGTCACCAGTCCCGCCACCGTGAAAGTCTGTACACTCTCAGAATTCGCAGCCACACTGGCTACATCAATAGACTGAGAATAACCGTTTATTTTCGGGAACACCCCATAAAGCAAGCGAACCCATCGGCCCAGTTCCGGGTAAGCCTGCTCGAAAATAGCCAATTCGTATTGATCGGGCGGCTGGATGCCTTTTTCAATCATAATACTGTTACCCTGGCGTAAGCGTTCACAATCACGACTTTCACTGGATCTGTAACTTTAAATTCAAAGATCCGACTGCGCGACAAGCCCAGTTTTGTCCACTCCAAAATGATCCCGTATTCGCCAATCTTGCCCATTGAGGCAGTGAGTTCGCTTGACCATGTTTTACCCCCGTTATCAGAATAGCGCATCATCATCAGCGGATCGGAACCTTGTCCCGCTACCAGGCCGACGCCGCTTTCAATTTCAACCACGACCGCGCTAAACTTCAAAAGGTTGTGATTGGAATGAATCGGCTGCGTCACTCGTATTCGTTCAATAGCAGTACCGTCATCTGTATAGACTTCCTCATCCAACAGGTAAAATGTGCCGCTATCATATTCGCCAATGATGTTTTTGCCATCTAAAAAAGCATGTCCATTTGCGGCATATCGTGTTGAATCGTATGTTTTGCGCTCCGTCCAGGACTGATAATCTATTACATATTCAAATGTTCTGGCCTCTGTTGGAAACGTGATCTGATAAATGGTGCGCTCGCCAATACGATAAACAAAGGCTTCGGCATCTTCTGTGGTTGTGAGACCGTCCAGATCCCAGGAAATATCACTGGAAATGATTTGTGCCTGAAAACCGTTAAGTTGAACAACCGCTATTCCCCCCTCGCGGGCTGTGGCTAAAAAGAAAATGCCGGCGGAACTGTCCACCAGAGAATGAGGCGCAAGAATGCCAAAATCCAGAGTCCCGCCGGTATAGGCAACATAAGGAAAATCCTCATTTCCGCTATTATAGTAAACCTGGACCGACGCACTACCCAGGATATACAGGTCTTTTCTGTTTGAGGTCAAAGCTGTTGCGTTATCCGGTACTGCGCTTGCCGCCTCAAAATCCAACCCGCCCCAGCTTGTTGGATCTTCAACGGCTGAAATATAAAATTCATCAGAGCCGCCTTTATTAACTATGAAATAGTTATCGGCATAGGCGCAATGCGAGGGACTTGCGGGAAAATCTGGATCAGTGATCTTGGCAAAAGTCGTCCCGTCCCAAGTCCAGCCATTACCGCCATCCGTAACCATGAGATAATCACGTCCGACCACCATCTGAACTCTGCCGGATGACGTGTCGAATGTGCCGACAATTGAGTTGATACCTTCTTGGCTTATTTGCACTAAAGAATCACTAGCTACAAAATAAAAATATCCGTTAAATGTAACGCCATTACCCCGGTTTGGGCTTTCTCCCGTTGCAGAAAAAGACGTATATCCGGGAGTTGGATATAGAACAATCGGGGATTTAGATCCGGTCTTTGGAAGTTTAGACCAGAGATTAACGTTTCTCTCTGCACTGACCGAGCCAGAGCGTTCACCCCGATCTGAGCCAAGTAGTGGCAATGTTTTATATTGTTTAGCCATTGCTTACATACAGGGATTCATTTAATGATCCGCCTGTAAATCCACCATAACCTGAAAATTGTTCGACATGTTTCCGGTATTCATTAACGCATTGCTCCAGAAATTCACGCCATTGTGTATTGGTTGGATTATCAGAACTTCGCTCTTTGGCAAGATAATCATTTAACTTTGCCTCAACATGAGACACATTCAGCCCCATTTGTCCGATGGCGGCTTGATTGCCGGCTGTAATGCGATCAAATTCACGTAAATCACAAATAGCCTGATTAAACAATCGGCGTATCCAATACTCTACTTCTTCGCGTTCAAAGTCTGCTTCAGTATAGTTCTGATAATTAACCATAATTTCATCATAGGCTTTTTTCAGTGTAAGAATATCCTTGATAGCCCCCTCGATAGGTTCAAGCGCTAGAATCAGCTCACTTTCCAGTTTATCAATATCCGCATGGATCAATTGTTTATCCAGTATTTCCGCAGTACTTTCAGAACGCTTTCTTAGAACTTTAACTTCGATATTTTTCCGGTTATAATTGTGTTGCGCTTCATTCAATGCCTGGCGTTTTCTATTTATTTCTGCCGTGATTTGCCGGATATTTCTCAAGCCGCCGTGATGATTTAATACAAACCTCTGCCATGAAAACTGGCTGTTGCTATGATTATGGATACGGTAATCATCAGATAATTCGGTGATTGCGGTTTGTGCTTTTTTTAAATTCACAGCCAGGTCATTACCGCCGAATGAATCGATTTTTTTACCGTTAAAAATATCCAGCTCTTTCATTAATATTGTTGCCCACATGCTGTAAATCTTGCCACGGTTAGATCGCCAACATCAGTTGCATTTCCATCAGTTGCAAATGAAAACTTATCGATGATGTTTGAGTCCGCCGCAGAAACCTGACCGCCTGATGAATATCCATACACTACTGAAGATTGGCCGGCCGGTCCTACTCTAGCTGCCGATAAATCTCCCACATCAGTGGCATTATTATCTGTGGCAAAAGTAAACTTATCAATAACATTTGAATCGCTGCCCGTTGTCCCTCCAGATGTATATCCATGGCTATTAGATGATTGCCCTGCTGGGCCTTGTCTTGCTACTGATAAATTAGCTATATCTGTCGCATCCCCATCAGTGGCAAAACTAAATTTTTCAATAAGATCCGAATATCCGCTACCTCCTGATGTATAGCCATTATTTTTCGATGAATGTCCCGTTATATTAGATCGCTGTAAAGTTAAATCCCCCACATCTGAAGCGTTAGAATCTGTTGCAAAGGGAAACTTATCGATTACATTATTAGTACCGCCGGACGTATATCCATAACTATTTGAAGATTGGCCAGAAAGTTGCGTTCTTGATGTTGTCAAATCCCCAACATCCGCTGCATCAGTATCAGTAGAAAATGGGAATTTATCAATAACATTTGATGATCCAACATTCCCGCCTGATGAATAGCCACTTATACTTGATGATTGCCCCGCTAAATTAGTTCTTGCAACAGTTAAGTTCCCCACATCTGTGGCATTGGAGTCGGTTGCAAAGGGAAACTTATCGATTACGTTTGAAGGGGTAGCCGATGCCGCGCCACCGCTAGTATAGCCATAATTTCTTGCACCTCTATTCCCGGCTGCTAACATTTTTTTAAGCATAATTTTGCCCGATTAAATTACCACGCCAAGTAGTCCCGCCGTTATAACTGAATAATTGCACAATATCCTCATTACCATCAGTTGATCCCCATGAAGGAGTAACCCCAGCATCCCAATCTACTGCCGCTGGAAAAGAAGGCGTTCGAGATCCAGTAGCATCCTGAATTAATACGAACGTTATAACCAAGGTATCCCCAGAGGCTGGCGTATTTGCAAACGTGATCGACGTGTCACCGCCCAATGTCAATTCAAATAGTGAGTATTTACCAAGGTCTGCTTCGTAACTGGTTGTTGGTGATGCGGTGACGCTTTTTTCCTTGACCTGACTTGCCGTTACACCAGCATTGCCGTTTCTATAGCCCACCAATTGCCAGTCACCTGTCGCATATTCTTTAAATACAGCAATATCACCCGCTGCCGTCAGAATATCGTGTCCACCTAAAATCAAATCTGTTGCATGGTGAGTCAGCGTTAAAGCGCCATCGAATTGCAAAGTAACATAGGTGCCGACACCTTTAGAAGCAATGGATGTGATTGTGGTCGTACCGGTAACATCAAACGTATTCCCAACGCCAAGAGTCAGAACGCTCGCGCTAGCCACATCTGCGCCCTGAAAAGGCGTGAAAGTTTCCTGAATAATCACATTTCCGGCGAATGTGGCCGAGGCATCCGTGAGAGTAAGTTGGGTTGTAGTCGAGCTGTCACTGATGCCAGTAAAACCTGGCGCTCCGTAATTATCCACCGTCCAGACGGGGACATCATTATTATCGTGAACGACAATTTTATAAAGACCATCCCACCAAATATCCGCTTCGCCACGTTGATCTAACACAACAGGATTATCATTGGGCGTGCCGCCAGTACTGTTTGTATACGTGGCTTTTGCTACTAATCCTCCAGGCTCATAAGTGTAGATTTTAAAGCCTGTTGCCAGTGCGCCAGAATGTCCGGGTACGCTAAATTTAGCGTTCGCTAATAGAGTAATTGCCATACTTTAAGCCTCTGATTGAAAAAATAAATCGCTGGTTTCCGGGTCGGAATTGCGTGCGATCAGTGCTGCATCGGTCGTTAAGGTCATCAAATCGTTAGTAATGGGAACCTCATATTCCGGCGCTAAGTCCACGGCCAGCATGTAACCAAGAGCACGATACCAGACAGCCGGAAAGTCAATATTCTCATTACTCAAGTCCACGTCCTGGGCCGGATAATGGACGGTCATGCGGATCTGGTCCCGCGCATCCTCTGCGGCAGAATCCAGGTAAAAGACACCTTCATCAAGTTGTTTCTCGTAATAAAACGCGGCCGGCGTCCCAAGTTCGTCCTTATCGGCAATGGCGTCATAGCCCTGCAGATTCAGATCGCCAACCTCCCAATCATCCCCGTTCTCGTTTCGATAATAGCGGGTCAGAATATACAGTGGCGGCTGTACCTTGGTCGAATACACATAGACCGCATTACCCGAGGCTGCGGCATAGGACGTGACATCGGTTAGCGTGACAACATTACCGGCCGGTGCCCCATCCACGGTCGTCCAGTGAATAACGCCATTATCCTGGTATAGTCCGATGTAGTTTGTATCCGCCACATCGGAAACGCTGGCCAGGGTCAACGTAGAAGCCCCGGAACTTGCCGCCGCCGTGGTCGTGGTTTCAAGCAAATCGTCTTCATCCGCGCAATGATCGGCAGCACTTGGGCCTACATGGTATTCGTACTGACTGTCTTGCAAGAACAAAACAAGGCGTTTTCGCAACCACATCTTGATCGAAGGAGCCCCGTCTGAGCGGTCCTGCCATTGCTTGATAATCAGATTCAAGGCAAAAGCTGCATCCAAAATATCTTCAGCTTTGGCTGTCTGACCACGCGCCAATACCCCGATTTTGCGTAAGGCAAACTTAATCAAGCCGTCCCGGGTAACGGTAAAGTCATAACTGCCGCTAGTGGCCACTGACTACCCCCTTAAAAGTAAGAATAAATCGTCCAACAGCCTCCCACATCATATCGGCCGTGATCTGAAACTGGCATTGTGCGGTATGGGTTTCATCTTCAATATCGCAGTTATCAAAGCCGTAATGCAGCATGTGACAGGGATAACACGCGACGTTTTCAGGAGTCAGCGCCAGAGTATTGGCCCAATGTTTTGTCAGGTTTTCTTGTGAGGAATGCGACAAGGTCACGATTTTCGGAATGGTCTCAACCATGCCCACGGCATTTAAAAGCCCGGTTTCTGTGCCAATAACCAGATCGGCATGCTCTATGGTATAGGTCAGGGATTGGCGTATTTCCCAAATACCGGACTTTCGAATCGCCCTGGGCTCATTTTCCCAGCCACACTCCAGTAATTGACATAATATATCACCCACCATCACCACAATGGCGTCTGTCTCTAACATGATACGTGCGATCACGGCATCCAGATGCGGCCAGGCTTTATTGACTGATGAGCCGGCAAGGGACCAGACAATCACGGGTTTGTTCTGTGGATTAATTTCCTTGTCGGTTTGCGCTGCCCATGCAATTTCATCCTGACTGGGATAAAAATACGCATGATAGGGTTCCGGCACTTCAGCGATGGCATGCACCATTTCCAGGTAGTTCCTGTCCATCAGGAAATGGCGGGCTTGTTTCGATAACCGATAAGCCGTGCGCCCGGGTATCGCCAACAGTGTGCCTTCGACCGATTCTGACAGATTAATGAATTTATCGAAGTTCTTCGCCTGCGCACTCCAAAAATAGGGCAATTCTTCGTTCGGGACCTGGTCTGTATCCTGGACAAGAAAATTGTCCACATGTGGATCATGCTTGAGCATGTTCTGCCCGTTTGGCGTGGTCATTACCGTGATATGATAACCCTGTTCCTTGAGCCAGGGCATAATACTAGCCGCCTGAATCATGTCGCCAAACCCGCCGTAACGCACCACACAAACGGACTTTTTCGGGGTTTCAGCACAGAGTACGCGATTTAAATCATCCGAGCGTTTCTTGTAAACCTGGAAAAAGCTGTATTCATTGCCGTGTTGTCCAGGCCCATAATCGGCGTCCCGCGTTTCATTCCTGAGCAGGTCCCAGCCCAATTTCATTTTCTCCATCGCCAGGATAATGTCATCGTGGTGGAAGTCGTGCTTGTGATCGGGATTCGCCCCGGGCTCGCCCATATTGGGATACTGGCTCTTATCAGGCAAGTACAAGACCAGATAACCGCCGGGCTTGATAACGCGCCACCATTCTTTTAAGGCCGCGTCCGTGTCTTCTATGTGCTCCAGGAGGTGACTAGAGAATACGAAGTCCATCGATTGGGATGCGAAGACTCTCAAGTCTGTGGCATCGGTCACGCTAACATCAGGATGAATTTCCCAGCCAAACTCCTTGGCGTGATGTCCATTATCTACACCGATAAAGTGATCGAAGGCTTTAAACGGACCGCAACCAATATCCAGACCTTGCCCCCGGGTGTAGGGGACGATCTCATATTTGATTTTCTGTGCCTCGTTGCCCTGTGGGTCTTCAGGACGCCACATTGAGCATTTCCTCATCGACCAGCATGGATACCAGATCGGGTTTTGCCGTGTTCGGGGCATATTTGATCCCGCTCGCATCAAGGAATTGCTTGATTTCCGGGACCTTCATCGCGGTAAACTCTTTTGTCAGTTTGGTTCGGGGATCGAGCGTTTCACGTGGAACGTCAACCGTTTCCAGTTGTACGCCCTTTTCGTCCACTTCCAGACCGTGATGATTAAAGAATTTCCCGTCCTGCAGGTACTTGTAGGGCGCAGGTCCACACACTTCACCATAAGGCTTTTTACGATTTAGCATAGTCTCTCCAAAAGGGGGATTACTCCCCCTTATCCTATTCTGAAGTAATAACCGCTTGAGCATCAGCCCCGTATTCCAGCACCACTTCTGCGACGCCCGTCGCATCGGCCAGAGACTTGATTTCCATGTAATCACCAGCGGCCACTGCGGCATTAGACAAATCCACGCTGAGTGTATAGCCTGCCGTGTTCGTACTTAGCGGAATAGTGCCGACCGAAGTTGTCCCGGAATACACATCATAGCCGTGTGTAGTAGCAGTGCCGGCAGTAATAACAGTAGCATGTGCGGCTTTCAGGCGCATAGCCTGGAAATTACGCATTTTACCGAAGTCTGTCGTCGCGCCGGCTGTTGTGATAATGGAATGCTCGCGCCGGACCTGATGGTTAGGATGGTCGTAACGCAATGAATGAGTCGCCATAATAGCTTTCCTCGACCTGACCACCTCCCAGCCAAGCCTTAAAATTTATTCGAAGGGGGGAAGGTCCCTGTTTTTTTAGCTTGCGCTATCCCACTTGACAATACGGCCATCGGTCGGGTTGTTACTATCGTGAATTAACCCGTAACCACCTAAAAAATACCAGGCTATACCCTTAGATCGTCCATAATCACCAGGCATTTTGCCGCGAATTTCTTCCGGGATCGCAATCCCCTCGGCGACAGTATCCTCGCCGAAGAAGTGAATCCAATCCGATTTGGCATTATCCCAGGCATCGGCCGTGTGGGTTTCTGCGTCCCAGGTTGTTGAATCTGCCGCGCCCCCTTTGGGGATGTGGGATTGCTCAACAAAACGCATATTTTCATAACGCCCGATTTCACCGTTTAAAATCATCTTGAAGCCTTCAGTGACATACTGATAAACAGATTCCAGATTATTTTTCATGGTGCGGAAGGTAGTGGTCCAGGCAACCGCATAATAGTCATCTGCAATGTAAGGCGGGATATTCCGCTCTTTCATTAGATCAACCACGGCTTTGACATGGTCTTTACCGAATGCAACATTGTTGGTCAATGTCGCGGTGCCATTCGTGGTCAATACAACCGAATCGGTTGCGGTGCCGGCTGTGGGAACGACGCGCAAAGGGGTATTGTCAAATTGCGCGTGTGCCGCAATATCAAACGCCTTTGTCGCATCGCGTCGTAGTGCCCTCATCACAGGCTTGCGTACTGCATGCTGTGCGAGTGCTTCGAGTTTGCCAGAGTAAGGTACTGCGTTACCGTATTCCGTGATCGTCAGTGTACCTTGTACGATCTCGAAATTACTTTCAGGCATGGTGTTCGTTTCTACCAGCGTGCCGCCCTGGGTCTGTACATCTTTATATACGTCCCAGTGAAATTGCTGACCTTTATGCTTACCGGCTGCGTCTTTTACGTCGCAGAACTGGCGAAACTTAACCATTGGCTGAACGGTTTCACGTAACTTGTCTGACAAATTGTCGGCGTACATATACAGGCTGTTACTTTCGGCATTGTACATGCCTACTGACCGTTTTCACGGCGGCCTACCATTTCGGGTAGACTCTTACGCTTTCACGTAAGATCAGAGTACATCTTCACCCTTAGGTGGAATGCTCATACTCGTTGAGGAGTCCCGCAACCAATGCTCTATTGCTTTTATTTCGCTTTACAAATTGATTATAGAAGTCAGCAACTATTTTCACATCATCATGATCAATAGGTACGTTTCTAAAATTTCCACCATTCGCTTCAATTTTAGATAATCTCTGAGAGAGATACTCAATAATTAAATCAAGTCTCGCCGCTTTCTGTCCAAAACACCAAGGTCTGATTAGTTTTGCAAGTAAATAAGCACTATCTAACTTACTAACTTTTAAAACAAACATCGGGTCTTGTCCTCCGTACCCTTCACCATTTGCTCGCGCTAATGGCTTTTGGCTACGTTCTCGCAGGTGGCAGCTTAACATCAAACGATCTACAACCTCTTTTGCTTTTTTGATAATCCCAGCATCAGTATTGTAAAGAATGATAACTACACCTACTTTCGGCTTCTCCTTCTCAGAACGACGATACGCACTTAATGCAACTGTGCCCTCGCCTTCTATAATCCCTGCAAGCCATGCAATCTCTGCTTCACTTGGGGTTCCCTGCTGATTGACTCTATTCATAATATTTTTACCTGGTAGTAATTATGACTTATCAAGTTATTCCAGCATATCGCAATCTTTACGGTAGCTATATGTTAACCACCGAGGCTGTCTACAGCCCAAATTTGTCCTGCCATTGTGAATGTCCTCAGTCGATAGTTTGTCCTCGGGAAGCAGCCATTTTCTCAACAGCATTCTTTCTGACTTCACTGCGAGATTTGGGCTTTTGCTCCCCTTGTCGTGTTTCTCGACCGCCGGTAATATCGGGAATGGCGTCTGCTTTGAGTTTCTCTTGCTTGCGCTTGTCAAAATCGGCCACGTTTACGCCTGCCGTTTTCAACATATCGTCCCGCCATGTACGCACTTCGGCTGCGGCATCAGTCAGTCGTTCCAGATAACCCCGTTCATCACCGTTGTTAACCAGTTCTTCTTCCTTATCCATGACCATTTTGCGTAAAGTCGGATCGTTGTATAAGTCGCCAAAGCCGCCGTTTTCGGGTGACTCCTTAAACTTGGTCATCGCTTGCTCAAGGTGCAAAGCATCCTGGACGAAACCAAAAACCTGTGAGCGGTCCATTTCCTGGACTTGGGTAGCGACAGTTGCAGAATCGCGCCCCGCTGTGAGTGTTTGAATTGCGTCTTTTACTTCCTCAATGTCTCCGTCGATCAACTTCTTTGCCAGTATTTCCGCGTCTACGGTAGTAGATGGCGAACTATCCACGTCAGAAGATGGTGGAGTTGCAGCTTCGCGCTCTTTCTTTGCTTCGGCGAGTAACTGCGTGGCTTCCTGGAGTCGGGCATCGGCCGCTGTTTCTTTCTGTAGCGTCCGCGTGCCTGCATCCAAAACTTTGGAAAGGGGGACTTGTTCCTCCTTCCCGTTAACTTTTAATGTGACATATTCTTCTTTTTCGGTTTCTTCTTTAGTTTCGGTTTCCTGTGAAACTTCTTCCTTGCTATCATCCTTGTCTTCCGGTTCCTCTTGTTCCGGCTCGCCGGTCGTATCGATAACATCCTGTCCCTCGGCCGCCAGTTCTGCGTCGCGTGTTTCGCGCCGTTTCTCTGCTAGTTCCTGCATGGCCTCTAATCGCTGGCCATTGGCCGTGTCTCTGGCTTCTGCCACGAGTTTTTCATTGTCTTCTTGTGATACGCCTGGATCGGTAGCATCTGCCATCATGAGTCCTCGTAAGTTTCTATAATATGTTCGGCCTGGCCTGCGTTAATAATAGCATCTGATAAGTAACCATGCACCTTTCGAGCAAGAATAACCTTTTCCTGTATATGGGCAAAGGCTGTCTGCAGCTCGCCTAATGACGTATATTTATAGGGGTCAAAAGACAATAATTCCTCTATGGCGTCTTTCTCGTCCTGTTCCTTGCAGCCCATCAGATATTTACCCAGATTCGTGTCCAGGAAATTCTCAATCTCAATACCCAATTCAGCCTCAGCAACAGCGGTGTCAATGTCAGTCATCGGTGATCTCGTCTATCAGTAAAATTAATAATAAAGCTTCCATATCCTGGGTTTCGCTTATACTTTCCTCAAAACGCAGCGCCTTGACAAAATCCCGTATTTCCCTGGGAGTGGCCGGCGACTTCCTTGCCAGCCGGCCCCGGACTTCCTGTTCCGCTTGCTCTAGGGCGCGCTCCCGCAACGCCAGCTCGTGCCCTGTGATACCCTCGTCAATGGCCTCTGTGATGCCCATGCGGGCCTCTATCAGCGCCTGATATACGTCCTTTGTGCGGTAAACCCTGGACCGGCGACTGTCTCCGCCGTGCTGGGCTTCTTCGACTTCCTCAATTTCCTCGCCAGGTATTAAATAACGATAAGTAAACTGACCATTAAGTCCTTCATTCAAATGATGCCGCTGAATATACGACCCAGGAGGCGCAGCAGTTGTAACGTGTGTAAAATTGAATTGTCCCTGAATACCATCATGTAATTCATGGGACTGAACCGTATTAACCCCAGTGGGCGCAGTGGTAAAGGTAAAGGCGAACGCCCCAGCAATTACCCCTTTTCTGCCCCATTGAATCATGCGCGTGTCTTAAAGGTTACTGTAGTATCATCACAATCGGCTGCAGAGAATTTCCATGTGATCACATCTCCATTCGTATCAGCGGCCAGAGCATCGAATTGATAGATCCCGCTGCCGACTTCCGCAATAGCTCCGCCCACTGAAACAAATGCGCCTCCGTCAATAGACCGCTCTCCGGTAACGGTTTTACTTGTTGCTGCCGTGTAGTGATCGGAAGTCAGCACCATTGGAAACTCAAAATTATTAAATACAGCGTTTTTGGTTACGCCAATCGAAGCAGTATCCACCAAAACGGCATCTACATTAGCATCGACTGTCTGAATATCGGCTGAAATACTTGCGCCTACAGGAGCCCCTAAACGGGCGAAGCTGTCCCCTGTCTGTGCTGTATGGCCGGTTAACGTAGTCACGGTGCCGACCGTAACAGTGGATTGATCGGCGGCCAGGCTATAGCCTGTCTTGTCGCTGACTGTTGATACTGTGTAACCCGTCTTATCGTTATTCGTGCCTACCGTTACTTCTCCGGTCGTTACCGTGATCGCCATATCACTAAAGTTTGTCGGGGCACTTGCCGCGAGTAAGGCACTATCTGTACCTCTCATATCCGTATTAGTTGTGCATGTATCAACCAGATTAATATCTGTACCGGACAAATCGACTACGGTAGTCGGATTTTCTACGTTCCCCCAATCAATGCCGGCCGCACCAGTTGCGGTTACATCAAGACTGCGTCCTGATACCGTAGGGTAGGCCAGATCATCAGGAATTCTTGCGTGAACCCGAAACTGCATGTTGATCTGTTTGGCTCCGGCATTGGTTAAGGTGATAGATAATACGCCTAATGTGTCTGTGTGGGCTGTGGATAAAGGCATGGAATACCAGCCGTTTTCCATTTCGGTTAGAGTGACGGTCATCGCACCAAAGGCTGCGCCATTTTTTGATATGCGCTTCGTGAAACTAACATCAGTCAGACCAGTCACCGCGTCACCGTTCACATCGTGGGCAAAAACCGGTACAGTTAAAGCGGTGCTTTGTTTTACAGGATACATTAGTTAATTCTCCCAAAGATTCGGCTGCTAATAAATCGCCTTATTCCTCTTGATTGAGAAATGAGTTTATTAGCTGGCCCTGGCGTTTTACCCGCAAAACTGCCGTAGACAAACCGCGCACCGCCATGCAATGAAAGTCGCGTAATCATAATAAGATAAACGTATCAGTCGCCGCTGGCGCATTCGCCAAGGCTGTGACTGTCAACGTCCCTGTTGCCCCCGCATAATCTGTGATGTCAGTTGCCTCACCTCTGGCGTTGCCGCTTGTGAAGATCACCACTCGCCCGATATAAATATCATCCTGCGTCTCTGCCAGATCGGTCTGAATCACAGTGGTTGTCGGCGTGCCTTCACATGCGCCCGATTCAATTTCATTAGCTGAGAGGGCTAATTGTACGGCTGCTGTGGTGGAGTTATTGATTGCTTCTATATCCGAATCCATGCGCCCACCAATTAATGCAGCCGGTAATCGTGTCTGAATATTGTCGGTATCGGCTTGAACTGCTGCGACATCTGCCGAAACACTAACACCGGCTGGTGCGCCAAGCCTTGCATAGTTGTCACCCGTTTGCGGTGTATTACCTGTGTAAGTTGTAAGTGTATCAACGGTATCGACATTCACCACAGCCCCGGCCAGTGTGGTGATAGCGCCAGAACTGACTACATCCGTTGCGGCGATGTCATTCAACGCATCCAGCGTAGTTTTTGTGCCGGAAATTGAATAACCCGTTTTGTCTGTAACAGTTGAAGCCGTATAGCCAGTCTTGTCATTGTTGGTACCTACTGTAACTTCACCAGCAGTCACTGTAATAGCCAAGTCGCCAAAATTCGTCGGGGCAGATGCGGCTAATAGCGCGTTATCAGTCCCCCTCATGTCAGTGTTCGCGGTTACTGTGCCTACTGTTGTATTGGACAGCGTCACGGCAGAGGTTTGACCGTCTACATTAGCCCAATCCAGACCCGCTCCGCCTGTGGCGTTAACGTCCAGGGTATTAGCTGGCGTGGTGCTTCTGACTAACTGAGCGTTGCCATAAGTGCCATTATTTACAATGGCATAGGCATCGCCGGTTTGTGGGGTATTGCCGGTATAGGTTGTGACAGTATTAACTAGATTAGTCGTTGTATTGGAAAGATTGACTGATGTAGATTGCCCACCTACATTAGCCCAGTCAATCCCTGCCTCGCCGGTTGCCGATACATCAAGAGAATTAGCAGGGGTTGTACTTCTAACCAGGTCTTCAATATCAACATCAAACGTACGAATGATGACAGCAGTATCCGCTGCATTCGTACTGGTGAACTTGATCGTAACTAAATCGTGATTCAATTCTGCGGCAGTCAGTTCAATGGTATACATGCCGGTAGTACCGATTTCTGTCACCGTGTCGGTAATCGCGAGCGATGTCCAGGCACCTGCACCGTCTTTATAATAGGCGGTATCTGTGACAGTTTCACCAGTATCAAAGGTCTCAGGACTGGCTGTTGTCACCATAGGAAACATGATCTCTGCAGCCTGATTTTTCTTTAAATGCAGTTCCATTTAAACGCCCCTCATTGTGCCTCTGTTGGAGCCTCGCATTGTACCGCGCTCAAAATCCAGTAAATCCGTCGCAGGGGGCTCGCCGCTGCTTTCTCCGAGTATCCACCATCCGTATTCATAGGCGCTTGCAGAAACTTTTGTCCAGTCAAGCGTGAAGTCAGTGGCATTAAATGAATCAATATCCGCATCCTCGGTACTGGCGGTTAACGGATCAGCAGCAAGATAACCCTGAATAACAAATGCGTCATCATTTGCTGATTCCGGCGTTTTATTGTCCGGATTGGTGTAAGTGTGGTTACTTCTTGCAGTTGCGCTCACCCCTGCGCCGTGGGATGCCTGTACAAAAACATCCCCCCACGCATCACCGACTAAAGATAACATGGTTGACAACCCCACGACCGAAGGTTGACTACCTGTGGTATAAGCTTGTGTCCCAGTGCTGGTGGGGGACGTGAACGATCCGGCATCAACTTCCAGGTTTCCACCTAACAACACATAACCAAGCTGATGCGCGCCTGGAGGCGCATCAGTAATATTGATCGTAAACCCGTTTGAATTAAACGAGACAAAATCCGCCTCAGTGTCATTTACGGCGTCAGATGTACCGTTTGAAATTATCAACGTATCATCAAAAACCCCTTTAGCCCTATCCCCTTTGGTCGAATGACCGATGCAGTACCGTTTAGAAGAAGAAACTGCGACACCGACACTGATCCCTGTATTTGCAATAGAGCTTGTCGGAAATGTGGTGATGCCATGAACTGAAACAAAAAATCCGATTTTTGGCGTGAATGTTGTTGGCGTAAATGACTGATTGCCTGTTGCGGTATTTAAAGCTCCCGCGCCTATCTTAATGTCAGATAAATCCGTTCCACCGATCGCAATGTAGAAAATACGACATGCGGTTGTATTGGCATTCGTTGTCCAGTTAATTACAAACTCGCCGGATGACATACTAACAATATCAGCTTCGGCTTCCGTAGTTGCATCCTCATCAAGTATCAATATACAGCCGTCATGCAACCCGGCTTGCGCATTTTTATTATTAGTCTGAACGGATGTGGACCACGATATTGATTCTGTAGTCGAAGTATACCCCCAAAACGGGCCGTAATAATTATTAACTATTCCGTCAGCCGTGTGATAGCCATCCCCGAAAAATATAACGAGTTTGGGTGTCAGTGATCCGACAAGTGTCACCGTTTGATTGCCGGTGCTGGTCGCCTTGGTAAACGAGCCATGTTCTACATCGAGCGCCATTTACCAAATCCAATCAAGAAGTACAGAGCGACGGTCTGATGTTGCTACAGCCACATTATCAAGAAAATCGCCGCCTTCAGATAAATCTGATCGCGCATTAGTAATCGCTGTGACTTTGTTCTGCTCTGTTTGGGTTGGATTCATCTGGGCTCTTGCGTTAGTATCGGTCTCTGTTACCCATCCACTGGATGAATCCACTAATGTAATGGAGTCATCAGTGACGGTTTTTATTTCCACCGTTTGATTGTTTCCGGCGTTAGTGAAGTTGGTCAGTTGCACATCTCTACCCACACGAAAATTAGAAAACAGATTAGCGCCTGTCAAACAACTTATCGTCTTAGTAGCCGAATCTACTGTGAGCGTGGCATTTCCTGTATCAGCTAATGAATACAAGATCCGACTCCATGCTAATACAGTCGCCCCGTCTTGTGCGTCAGTAAGCCTGTCAGCCAGCTCTACACCCTCATCCAGAGCTGCTAAGATATTCAGAATCTTTTGCTTTAACAGGCTTTCTACCGCCGATATTCTTAGTTCGTCTTTATAGGCCATGCTTTTCTCTCCTATTAGTTTTGTTTCTATTCCTCTTTGGGTTTTTCAACGACTTCTGCTGAATAACCCGATTTAGTCTTGTCTAACGTGATGGTCTTTTTGACTTCGCCCTTGGTATTGTCAATGGCAAGGTTTAAATTAATGTCCCCAATCGCCGGGCTTTCCTCTTTTTCTTCCTTTGGTTCTTTCTCGGTCTCTTTAGGTGCGGCGAGGATTTCCTGTCGCTTGGTATTGTCGGCTATCTTGGCTGTGGCCAGTTTGGTGTCGCTGTCCAGTTTGGCGTTCTGACGGCTTGTCTGGCTCTCCAGGATGGCCTTTTCAAGCAAGGTACGTCGTTCGGCTTCGAGTTTACGCTGTAGCCGCTCATCTTCGGCCTCTTGCTTGATGCGTTCAAGCCGCTCTTTGTTTTGCTCCTGCATCTGGGCAATGGCCAGCTTGCCCTGTTGCTCGGCCTGGGCTTTAGCGGTTTGGTCTTCAATTTGCTGAGTTAGTTGCTGAATGGCACCCTGCATCTGTTGGATAACTTGGGGTAAGTCACTGTCTTGATTGACAAAGAAGCGTGAGCCGTCCTTGTAACCGAGCCGGCCAAAGATTTCCTTCCTGACCTCGCTCATATCCATGTCCGGCGGTGCTATAGCGACCATTTCCATATACTTTTGCATGGCGACCAGGAACTGCTCCAAGCGGATCATGGGGTCTGTGGCGCTGTTGGTCATATTTACGACGACTTTGCATTTGGCCTGCAGTAGTCCGGGAGTGATAGCGGTAATGCCGTACTTGTTCTGTATATCGCGCTCGTCGGCGATCATGGCCAGCAGGTCGGTATCTGTCTCGTATGCCTGTTCGAGTGCATCCAGTTGGCGTAAGACTTTCTCTACCCAAGTTTCGGCAAAGATGCTCACCAGGTACTGGGTCATCGCGTTAGCGCCTTGGCGGAGCATGGACATACCGCCCACGGTCTCATTTAGCTTGCGGTTGCTCTGTACGCTCGAATTGGAGAAATTGCCCAGTAATTCGTCATAGTCCAGGTTGAGCCGGTCCTGTTCGGCATAGCTGGAACCGGTCACGTCATTGAATTCCATTTCCCTGACATCGCCGTCCGGGTCATTGGCAAGGGTAATCGAGCCGGATGCATTACGGATAAGGCTGCGCAAATCGACCTGTTGCCCGCGTTTAACGATATATCGCTTATTTAGAACCAGTTTAATGTTATCCAGTCGGCTATTGGCCAACTCGTTGGTTTCTTTTTGCAGCGGTTCGCCAAGCTCCACGGTACCGGCAGGAAGAATATTATGCGTTTCTAATATCGTGCAACCCAGAGCAACAGGACGCATGTCGTGCCAGTACACGTCACCCAGGTCTTTGGGATCAGTCAGCATGGCATGGGTACCTAAAGTGTAGTAGTGCTTTTCAATACCGTTTACACAAATAAAGTTTTCATGCACCCAAACCTTGTCAAAGTCGCTCAGTGCGTCACCGTGTCGGGGTTCCTGGGTGTCTTCCTTGCCTGATTCACGCGCTTGTCGGGTCGTGTCTGGGTTTGCAATAAGGGCTTGTGACCATGCTTTATCATCGACTTCCTTCCACTTACCGGCCTTGATGAAATCCTTGACCTCATAAATGTACATCGGCTCCTGCAGAATAACATAAGGGCTAGTATTGATTGGATCGTACCACTTGGCCGCCGGGTCAATGCGAACCCGCTCGATGGGGAGTAGATCTACGCAGGGCTCGTCTTTGATGGTCTCGAAGGCTTCGACTTCATTACCTTCCTCGTCAACCACGTTAATCTTGCGGGTCTTGATTTTCCAGTATTGTTTTGAGGCTACAACACCCTGCACCTGGGCATCCTGCATGCCGCCGACACAAATCAGGTACCAGGGAATAGTGTGTTGTAACCGGTAGTTGAGAATGCCGTCCCGTAACTCTGCTGAGGCTTTTTGGTGCATGTCCTTGCGGTTCACCGGGTCAATACTAACCGCGTCCATGTTGGTAAAGAATGCCGCGGCAGCGGCGGCTTCGTTCTGCCTGACCATTGAACGGGTCTTGGGCCGGAATTGTTTGGCCCTGAACCGGTATGAATCGGAGTGATACTTTGAGCCTGCCGGGTGTTTGCTCTTAAACAGACTAATGTTCTTTTCCCACTGGGCCCGGTAGTTATTATCCACATAACTTGTGGAGACTTCAAAAGCCATCGAGGCTTTCTCTAGCCATGGGTTGCGCTTGAGTGTTTCTTCCATTACTGAATAATCCCGGACTTGGTCGGCTGGTGTTTGTCGGGAATGTCATCGATAACTGTTGCGGTATCCCCTTTTGACTTGCCCCTGGCCATGTGAGCACGTTCTAATATCTCCCCGCCGGCCTTGATCACGCATTTTCGGGTTGGGTCGGCTTCCACAGTCGTCAGATGCAGGACATATCCATAGCGGCTTGATATGGCGAAATTGAAGATATTGACCACCCCGCCAGTGAGTTCACTGTTCACATTTACCGCCCAAAGATGTCCTGGATAGTGAGCATGCAGCTTGTCAGCACATTCCTTGGCCAGTTGGAAGTCATACAAGTCGGCCTTGCTGCCGGGATCTACCATAAATTCAGTCGTCATCGAAGCTCTCCGGGAGGGTTTCATCGTCAATCAGGGAATCTTTTAAGGGTTGTGGCAACCAGGCGTATTCCTTTGGCGTGTAGCCTGATGGGTTGCTGTTGCGCTCGTCATTCTTTAACGACTCGGGCAACTTGTCGTAATCAGGATGGTGTTGATAGTCGCCGGCTTTGCTCAATGTCGTGTCCTGCTGGCCTGTTCTTTGATCGTGTCGAATTCCGGGTCCCGCTTGCCTTTTTGCCAGTCATTGACACGCTGCACCAGAATTTCATCGCAAATCGTGCAGCGTATGAAATACGTCTGGACCTCACCCAGTGTCAACGTCTGTCCGCAATCCACGCATTTCACCGCTTATAGAATCCGTTCTCGGTGCGGTCGGTGTCCTTCTTCTGTGCCCCGTTGCTGAATGTGTAGACTGTCTGTGGCTTGTTGAATTCTTCTTTTTCCAGGGCCTTGACCAGTCCGCCGATGGAATAAGTGCGAAACCGAGGCTTTGGAGTACCGCTATTCCGGCTCATATTTTTTCTCCCATGTTAATTCTCTTGCAATATTAGAAATGCTCTCTGGCGTAACACCATAATCAAAAGAAATATCAATATACTTTTCGCCATTTGTTACACGCTTTCGTATAGCCCTTACATCTTCCCAAGTTAATTTGGCATTATGCCCATTTTCCGCATGATGCTCTGGGTAACGTCCTTTTGCCATATGATCAGCCATTAGTTTCTTTTTTGTTCAATAGTCCTCCACTTCCTCGGGCATTAGGTCGTTCTGATCGATAATCATGGGCGCTGAATAATCCATGTCGTAAATACGTGACATAGCATCCAGCAGGTCTTTTGCAGTGGTATTGGGGAAAAAGAGGAATTCTGTCTGAATCAGATACTCTACCAAATCATACGGTCTGCCTTCTTCGTCCCGCTGTTTGATAGGTTTAGCAATCAAATGCTGTAAACCGTCGCCCATTGCTCTACGTTGAAGTTTAGTGGGTTCTCCCTCATACGGCAAGAAAAACGCCCAATTACGGAAGTCAGGCTCCAGCCTGCGGATACGATTGTCCTTGGCCACGTCCCCATCTGCCGGCCAGTTCAGCTCCCGGATGGCAAACGCATCGCCCTCGCGCATCTTTTCCTCGAAGTATTCCAGGTCAGACTGTGCCCCGAATCGCTCATAACCCACTGAGACATGCTGTACGCCGGGCGCACGCAGCCACTTGGCACGTAAGGACTTGAGCATGATCCAGCGCTCAGTGAGCCCCATCTTATGGCAAGCGCCGTCTAACAGGTATTTGTTAAGCTGTGCATCCACGCCAATCACGGCAAACGCGGTCCGACTGGAGCCTGTAGACTTCCTGGAACCGGCATAGTCACACATAATATAGACGTTCAAGGTCTGGGGACGTATCTCAAAATGCCGGATGTACTCGGGTTTGAACTCGGCCTGACCGCCGGCATTGGGGTTTTGAAGCTGCTGGCAGGCGATATTGTACAGGCTTGATGTTCTGAGCTTGTCCTCCCATCGTTCTTGTGACCAGAAAACGGGCTTGCCGTGTATAGTGCCATCGTCCGTGGCCGGATAAATACGCTTGGTGATAGCCTCGCGCTCAATCAGATGGTGATACGTGTCCGCATAATTATACCTGGTACCAATCATCCACATTCTCGCTGAGCCTTCATCGGCTGATCCAAGATTAAGGCTGATTTCCCATGCGTTGGTTGTCTTTTCAATCTGATCGGCAGTCGTGACCGAGGATATTGTCACCACATCATCATAGACTAGTAGCTTGAAATGCTTACCGGTCGGCTGTCCGTCCACCAGGCCGTGCGCTTCGATAGTGGATTCCCGGGGGTTGGTCTGTCGTCTGACCACAATACCGCTGTCCAGGGACCACACAGGGGACTCGGCAGAGGGTTTGACATAACACACATCCGGGTAGAGTCGCTTTAGAACCTCGTTAGACTCGAACTCACGCTTAATCTGGGCCAGAAACTGCTTGGAGATAGGTCGGGTATGGCTAAATATACCAATGGTTATTTCAGGGTCTTTGAGTATTTCCTGGATAATACCGGCATAGGTAATGATGGTCGATTTAAAGTGCTCCCGGGCCCATAAATCCAGGTATCCATCAGGATTGGCCTCTACCTCCCGGGTACGCGCATACAGCCAGGGATGCACCGCATAATGGGCATTTAAGATGTGTACAAGCAGGAAATAGCGGTCATAGCGTCCCAGTTGGGCCAGTGTCCAGTCATCACAGTTCGGGTCTTTGGCGGTGTCTTCGTAGAAGTCCAGGGCCTGACTGAATGTAGCGTCGCTGTGTAACCAGGGAATAGCCTGGTCGATGTAGAGTTGATTGGGATGAATTACTGCAGCCATGCCCTGATTATACTAAAAATGCTCAAAATGGCGTAAATAGTGAGCCCAGCCAGGAATACAGAGGCAATTGACAAGGCGTAGCCGATGAATAGGCAGTAAGTGCCTACTTTCCAGCCGGCTTGTGTGAATTGTGTTGTTATGCTTTCCCCTCTTTCTTATATCCACACTTTACATCTTTCTTGTGTGCCCGTTTCTGCGCTGATTTGGTGCAATGCTGTTTCCAGTCGTCTGGGGCATCTTGCGGATTAGCGGCGAAGTATCGGCATTGTTTGGCTGTGTAGGGCATAAATCACCTGTGTTCATCTGTTAGGTGCCGGTCTTTCCCGGCTGTCATCGTATACTCTCCCTGAGTTCACCACACTGGGTCACGTGATTGACAATTATGGTGATATTGACTGCGACCAATTCAATTCGTTTATCCATCCCAAACAAACCTCTGTTTTCCCGTGATCACCCGCCAAATCAGACGAGGTATCGATGTGTATTTGAGGTACCACCGTTTCATTTCCCGTAAGAATCGGGTTGGAAATAACCAGGCTTTGTGCATCTCCCGTTTGTAGCGTTGTTTGCCGACTTTGGTGCGGTGCATGTGGTGGATTTTTGTCTTCAAACTATTCCCGTCCCTAAATAATAAGCGCCCCTATCAGCATCCAAGACAGGGGATTTTAGCAACCCAGTCACCTTTTTAAACTGGGTATCTTTGTCAGAATACCAGGAAATTGTCTGATAATAGCCATAATCAAGGTGGCCACTATAAAATAAATCATACTTTGTACCGGGCTTCATCCAGTGCTTAACGTCCTTCTTTAGCACTTTTACTGGATAATCAATATCGTCCATGCCAGTGATAAGAACCATATTGCCATATCGCGTATCATTCTTGAATTGCTCCATAACACCTAATGGCTTGGATTCGATGAACCTGAAGCTATCAACCTTGCCTATTTCTTTATTGCTGTAGCTCTTTGTCTGTTTTGATAATGCCAGACCTGGAAGATTAGCGGCTGCAACCGCAGCAATTACAGATTTTAAGAATGCACGTCTTTTCATCAATTCACCACCTTCAGCTTGGTGCGCTGTTCCCTGACTTGTTCAAAGTTCATGGATTCAACGGTCTTATGCTCGATTTGGCCGGAGTGTTCGACTTTAGCCTCGACTGACTGATTGGGTTTGCCATCCAAGCGATTGCCCAGCTCCTGCAGTGCCGCTAGATCGCCAGAATCGCATTTTTTTAGCAGTTCTTTTGCAAGCTTAACTAGAGCATCTTGTTGTTCGGTTTTAGTGCGTTCTTCAAGGGCTTTATTGATAGCATTGAGCCACCGCTTGCCCTTCGCGGCATTGCTATTGCCGGCTGGTGCACCTCCTAAATTAGAGGCCATGTTGATTTAACCATAAATATTTGATTGATTTGATATTGTACCGAACAGTACAAAATAGTATTTTCCACAATTCTACGCCTCCAGGTAGCAGATACTATGTAAAGTATAGCAGGGTTTTCATGGGGTTACATCACCTTATCGGTTTGATTCCATTTACGTGATCAAGTTTAACCGGAAACTTCATTTTGTCGCAACGGAATACGAGCCTGTCCATGTGCTCGTATAGGGTTATAACCTTACTATCATCGCGGCATTTATGGTCGAAATTATAGATACAGCCTTCTATTTTGCAATCAATCATGGTGCTTGAATAACCTGTTTTTTGTTTGCCGGATCTGCGGATTGTCTGTAATAATCTATCGGCGTATTGCCTGCGGGATTTATCCAAGGTTCCCAATCGCATAAGCTGGTAAAGGGCATCATGCACCAGGGAAGCGCGCATAAAGTTCTTTGTGTCAATGGCCGGGCCAGAGGGACCGTCCCCGGCGTTAAATATCTGGGACAATGTTCTGAATTTGTGTATATGTATTTACTCATAAGTTTATCCTCACAGGTGCAGGGGTTGCGTTATGCACTGCTTTTTCATCCTCAAATGATAATCCTGCCGCTTCCATGACTTCATATAGCATTGCGTATTTTGTAATATCGCGTTTCATGCTTGCAGATACAACTTTGTCACACGGTAAATATCTGTCAAAAACATTCATGATCCACACAACTTGATCGCACGTTATTACTTTGTCTCTTGCCGCACTACCAATAATTGACTTTTCTTCTGCGTAAACTTCTGGTTCATAAAATTCATGGCTCATAGGTTTGTTCTCCTTACCTGTAGGGTGTATTTACCTGTAACCAGCCCGATCAACTTCACCATTGCCCTTTCCCAGTCAGCTTTCATGCTCTCCCTGATGTATCGAATAGTTGAGTAGAAAGTGAAGAAAGGCACACGGTAATTATTGATAATGGGTTGGCCAAAGTAGAAATAGTACACGGTACGCTCTGCCTCGTTTTCAGGAGGTGTAATTACTGTGTGTGAGTACATTGGCGCATCTTGTGGCAACCATCCAGTAGCCAATACTGGCGTTATTTTGAATGCTGGCCTCAGATAAAAATCATAATGACTCACTCTTTCAATGTTTCCTGATTGATCTATTTTGTTGACCATTTGGCCTATCAGCACCAAGTCAAGCATCGCCCTTTCAGCTTCAGTAGACTTGCCTTGCTGTCTTCCGCCCATTGTTTCTGTGCCTGGGTTAATCTTCATTTGAATTAATAATAAAAACTTTGCTGCATAAAGAGCATTGGTAAGTTTCAAGATCCTGATATTTGGCTATAAATTTTAAAGTTTTTTGATGACAGCTAGAACAAATTCCCTTAGCCGTTACTTGAGTCTGTAGCTTAGTTATTTCTTTAAACTTGATTAAATCGTTAATCCTCACCGGTTAAGCCTTCTATTATTTCATTGGTATCTCGCTCAAGCTCCATCTTCTTTTCCCAATACTCAAGGTCTTTATCAGCCAGAAGATTAGCGATATAAACAACTACATGTTTGTTTGGAAACAAAAACCCGTTTTGAAGGCTTGAATAATGACAAGAACCATCATATCTGCTCGGTGATACTCCGGTCTCTGGCTTTAATATATAAATCAATTGCCCCTCTTCAGGCGGCCAAGGTGGCTTGGGTTCGTGTTTTTTGATGAAAGCCTCAAGCTTTACCCTCAACCTAAAAAATGAATCGCATGGCAATCCATCGTTAGGACAGGTTCCATTGTAATCCGCGCAATCCTTACAACTATTAGACCGCATTGTAGCTTTCAATTCTTCCAGTTCTTTAGGGTCTATCATGATTCCGCCTCTAAAAATATATATACAAAAATATTTTCCATGCACCAATAAGCGCAAATATAAAAATAATTAATTTCAGAAAATACACGAAAACAGCACCAATTGAGTTTTTAATAAAATCATCGTGGATTTTTTCGAGTTCTTCATCAATCCAGCCTTTTAACGAGATATTCACTTCTTCACCGGCTATCACCTTGGCTATATCTTCTTCGGTTGCCCATATTATTGCCTGCTGCTCTTGTGTTTCGCTCATAATTTACGCCTCAGTTTTGCTTTGATATCATCCCAATAAAAGGCCAATAATATTAAAGGAATAGCAATAATCCACAGAACAAAGACGGCAATTACCTGGTCTATCTTAACTGTGTATTCGATTCCAGCCTTATCCGCTTTATCTGCCAACATATTATAAAACCAGTCAGTAACCCGACTGCCAATAAAAATATAAAGAAGCCATATTCCTAAAGCGTATATTGTCATGTTAATAATCCTCTATCGTCTGGGTGTGTCAGATAAATATCATTCTCTATGAAATATTGCTGTTTTTCTCTCAGATATTCTGACATCTGGGCCTTACTGAATTTTTCTGTATGAATCATATTCTCGATAAACCACTCTTTTTTGTCCGGGTTATGCTCATGTATCCAAGCCTGGTACAGTTCTGCAAAAAATGAGTCATCCCTGATTAATATTGGCAATCCGAATCTTTCCTTGCAATATGTATGGACTTCTTCTTTAGTGCTCCAACAACCTGCAGCTACTATTTCCGTATTCCACATCCAATCAAGGCCCCTCTGCCGTGCGCTCTTGGTCCCTACAGGCCCGATTGTTACCTGTGTCTTGCCGTCACAAGGGTCAGATTTAATCCGCTGTATGACGTTCTCACGGGCCTCTGGGGTGCTTAGTCTGAAGCTCTCGGATTTCATTTTTCAATATCCAGGGCAGGGTCGATCTAGCATTTCAATTTTTTTGGTATGCCCGCAATGTGGACATTCCCACCATGTTTGATAGTCCGAATCCTGCATTTGCATCGGCGTAAAATGGCACATTGGCGCAACAAATTTTTTATCTTCTTCGTGCATGAGTTCATTAAACCCAAGAAAGGCTTCTAATTCTTCGTCTTTAGTCATTTATTCACATCCACAATAGTTATTACCGTTTTTTCCTCGCTCCGCTTGGCTTTTATTGGGATCATGTTAAGAGATTTCACATAATCCGGGCTGTCATCGTAAATAATACCAAGCCCGTTTGGATTCAGTTTTTCATGGTATTTGCTCAAACAATCCCCTAAGGGCTTGAAGCCTCCATAAAGATTATCCCAGTCCGGGGTCTTTCCTGAGCCGTAGCGCTCCACAAAAATAAGGCATAGCTTGATGGGATCACCATCATGTCGGTACTGAGCCCTGATTTCCCAGGCCAGCCACTCACGTAGTTTCTTGTATTCATGGTAGTGCATTCCACGAATATCGTTTAATGTGGGAAGCGCATCAGGAATGGTTAATATTATTCCGTCCTCTTGTGCTTCTGTTGATTCAGTCATTTTAGAATATCCTCCCACTCTTCTTCTGTCGGTTCTCTTTCTTCTTCGCACATACTGCATTTCATTGTTGTATATTTAATTGGATATGTATTTGTTCTTTTAAAGCTGTGCTTTCCATCGTTTAAACAGTCTGCCGTGTATGCTTTGTAACTAAAAGATACTGACGTATAAAAAGTGAATATTTTTTCACAAGAAACGCACTCCTGATTATGGAGAATATCTTCTTCATACCCATAACCGTCATCATGATTAATTTCTTGCTCAGCGCCACAATACGGACATTCTATATCACTCATTCCCATCTCCATACTTGCCATGTTTCATACATTAAAGATACTTTTCAGCAACATTATCAGGAAGGCTGAACGGTATTGTTTTCATGTATCGCTTATCTTTCTGTTTTAAAACATAAAGACCATCTTCAGCCGCGACTAAAATCCAGTTATGATTTGACGTTAAATCCTTAACTTTTTCTTCTGTGAAATATTCCTCCATATCAATCCCTAACCTTGATCAGTGTATCCCGCCAGTTTTCTTTTGGTACTTTAGGCATATTTAGGCAGGATAAATCATATAGCCATGTATTAGGTTGTGGCTCCCATGTCCATACAGTTTTGACGGGCTCGACTTCTGAACAAAACCAAGCGCCACGATTATCCATAGCAATCCACTTAATTCCCTCTCGTGTTTTGAGGGCTTCTTGAAGGGCTTGTCTCACCACGGCGACCTTCTACAGTATGACGCTTGCCACATTCTTTGCATGTAAATTGTTTGATCCACATGGCTTTCTTGCCCATTCTGGAGATGTAATCAAGGCTCATATGCAATACTCATTCTCAACAGTAACCATGCTTTTAGTCTGTTCATGCAATTCCCGCTCTGTGCCGAATTTCTCTGTCCAGGCCGCTTTGCCTTCATGGAAGGCAACTCCGTATCCACCCGTTTGATGATGAGGTCCGCACAATGGTATTGTCATTTTATGGCAACCTTCGATTACCTTACCCTTAGTATGGTGCGGGCATGGCTCGGTATAGAGTGACATTTCGTTGATGCAGACAATACAACCCAGCTCAACTATGGCGCTTATCCATTCCTTGTCTGATTTGGAGTAGGGTCTCATATTCTGTCGTTACCTAATTCCCTGTATAATTTTCTGAATCTCATTTTAATTTCTTGCTCATCCTGCTCATACCAAGCCCGCTCTAGTGCCATGATATTATTTATTATGTCATCATAGATATAGTGTCTGAGTGCGCGATATACATTTTTAAATGCGTCATCCTTCGATTCAGGCAAGCATCGTACTATATGCCCAAACTTAGCCACTATTTCGTATTCTTCCATGAATGTAACAGGTTTACATTCTGACTGGTCATTTTTAGTTATATCAATGGACAATATTGACTCTCTTTGAGCAAATCTTTTGCCAGTTAATTTAGCTTCAATATCCTCTAACACCTTACTCATACTTCACCCTTTGCGCTTTGTGTTATTTTGCTCATTTATCTTTACGCTCTAACGCATTGCGTAAGGAGCGCCATGATATAATTGCTTGCTCTGGCCCATTTTTCCCTTCAAACACAATCAATACACCGGCATTTTCTTCATACCACCATAAATTCTCTGTTACATTGTGTGGCTCAAGTTTTAAATCTTTTTCACTCATAATTCACCTTTAAAGTGCCACCCCTCAAGCCGGGCCTGGCTTTTGTTAAAAAAGGGGTGGCTGTACTACATCATATTTTCTGCTTTGTCGGTTTGGTACTGCTACTAGATACAGTAGGGATTTATCCGCACCACCAGATTTAATTGCCTTAGCAATTCCCCGCGCATGTTAATCACCTCCTCATAATCTCTATATTCATATTAGCACAACTCAACACAAACGCAAGTTATTTATTCTCCTCATGCAGCCTTTCGTGAATCCATTTCACGCCCTTCTCGTCATATAATGACATGATATTATCATCACTATTAGAGGCGTCATCCAGCCTTTCTTCAAACATTTGCATAATACCCTTTAGCCTCATCATTTCATTGGCATATTGGGCGAGCTGGTCTTTTAGCTTCCGGTTTTCTTCTGCAAGACTTGAGTATCTTTTGCGTTCTTCTCGCAATGGAGAATAATCAGGATTATTTTTTAATTTTTGGTAGATTGCATCAAAAACAACTTCATAATTTTTAGGGTCTGTTGCTAGTATCTTTGATGGCTCTTTGTCTCCCCATGCCTGCATATAAACTGTCATCGGTGATGGTAGGTCTATGCCCCACGACATTTCACCTATAAGTTCTGTAATTCTTATGAACTGCTCGTTATCACACATAATCACTCTCCTAATATCTGTTTCATTTTATAAATACCCGTTCTATGGGCTGGGGTGTCTTTGAGGTTTCGTCTGTTCTGTTCTTCGTTTACGCATTGCCTGGCTTCATACTCGGACTTTTCTCGTGACCATTTACACCCTTCTTCCATAATGGCAGCACGTTCCTCAAAGGCTTCGTTGTATTCGTCTTGGGTCAAACAAATAGCCTTTGTTGTCGTTGTGCGTTTTCGATTCTTTCACAAGCTATATCAAAGTATTTAGGTTCTATCTCGATACCGATGAATTTACGGCCTAGATTCATGCAAGCAACTCCTGTTGTGCCGCTACCCATGAAAGGATCACTAACAATACTCTTAGATAATGTGAACATATCGACTAACCGCTGATAGTGGGCTGTTGTTTTTGGGGATGGATGCGAAAAATCATGTTTGGTATTTTCGATTGGTGCGTCAATTCTATCCATGAAACGTTTATGGCATTTTCCTTCACCGTACCACATAACCAAACCAGTATTAGAATAACCAACCGCGCCCTGTCTCATTGCGTTAGTATAATTTAGGGTTATCGCCCATCTATATCTATGGATAAAATCCATTTCTGATCTCATGGCCACATCATTTTTCCCTACTTCAATTAGTATATTATCAGCGTTTATTGTTTTTGCTATAGATCGGCAAAAATAACGCCATTCTTTATCTGCCATTGAATCATTTTGAAAATTCTTACCAGCATTAAATGGTGGATCAGTAATCACCGCATCCACCTTATCCAGGGTCGGCAATATCTCCAGACAATCACCTAGATATAATGTGGCGTTTCCTATTACCTCTTTTCTCTGATATGTCATTACTTATACGTATAAATTTCTTCTTTCCAGTTTTTAGGGGGGATGCCATGTGCAATGAATGTAGACATACCATGCCGGCAATGCCAAACTTCATTAACAGGGTGCGGCTCATCTTCCCATCCATACCATTCCCCATCTGCATCCTGTACAATCCAGTTCACCCAATCAGGTATTGGGACTTCAAATGTGCATGTGTTCATTGTTCCACGCTCTTTGTTTGTGGTTCTTTATAGATATTGCTGATTACTTCTAATCTGTCTCCAGTAGAGACTAAGTTATATAAACTTAATTTTTTTCCTGCAGTAAACATTGCTTTTTCAGAGTCAAAGGATATTTGATATTGATAGCTGTAATGGCCTGTCTCATATCCAGCTTTTGACCAGCCACTTCTTTCAACAATATCCCCCTCATATATCTCTATTCCGTTTTTATCGAGCAAGCCTGTGAATATACGTTTAGCAATTAATTTATGAGTTCTTCTATAGTCATAATCACACGCGTTTGCCTGAGTTCCAGTTTCAAGCTGCTCTAAGGTCCATATGTGATTAACAAATCGGCCGGTTTCTCCATGCTGCCAAATATAACTAAACTTAATCTCTCTCATTTCTCACCTCTCTAAATTATAGGTAAATCTGCATCCA